GGTCGCCGCCGAGGCTTTCAGCACCGGCAGTTTCGGTGAACGCAGAACGTCGTCAAAGCCTGCAACCTGTTTCTGGATCTGCCCTTTTTTGTAAGCGTCCTCGGTCATGCGGCCATAAATGTCGCGATTGACCAGGTCATAACCCGCCTTTTTGTAGTCCTGAACGTTGAAGAAGTATGACAGTCCCGAATCACGGTTCAGCTCACGGCCAAACATAATCGCCTCTGCATCCGCAATAAAATCCCAGCCGCCGCCGGGTTTATTACTGATACTTTCGGTGTTGGTGATGACCAGTGAGCCCATTTCAGCTGCGGTTTTCGCGATGTTAACCTCAACGTTATTCGCGAGTTTTTTCGCAGCGGATTTGATGCGCCGGCGGTACGATGTTTCGTCACGCAGATCATCAGCACGCAGCGCGAAAAAGTCATTGTCTGGTTCGCCAATATTCACTTTGACCGCCAATTCCAGCAGGTCGGATTCTTTGCCGGTCAGATCCCAGCCCTCCTGCGTCGGGGACTCCATTTCGAGCGGCATCCAATGCGTATTGCCGGCGCGCTGCATGTTATCGGCCTGTGGCGTAAACTTTGCCGCCTTCTGCGCCATTGGCGTCATGTTGGTAACCGTCTCGATTATCTCATCAATGCCGTATGTGACGATTTGCCCTTCGTTAAGTGCCATATTATTTGCCCTGCAGTAAAAGTTTTATTTTGCGGTAAGTGTCGGTGTCGCCTTTGCTGGCGGCCGCCTCCATCTGTTTCACCAGAGAGGCGCGATTAGCTGCCGTCACCTCGCCTGTGATTGGCTCGTCGATGGAAGGCGCCTTGGATAAGGCTTTACCGCGTGGTTTGATCGTCAGGCGTTCTGACAGGCGGGTCAGCTCAATCAGTGCCTGTTGTGGGTTGAGCGTCAGCAGGTTGCGCACCTTCTCCGGGTTTGTGCCCAGGTGATAAAACATCGCTGCCGATTTTTCCGGGAACAGAGACATGATCTCAGCGTCCCAGCCAGGCGGCAGGATACTGCGCACCACCTCTTCTTTCTCTTCAAAATCAGGCAGACCCAATTTTTCAGCGGCGTCATAATGCGTCTTTGCTGCTGACGCAAACTGCGTATTGATGCGCGTAAATTCCTGCGTTTTACGGCCCTGCTCGGCAATCGCACTGCTACGCGCGTCCTGCGCCTGCATCATCCACTCGTTCTGTGCAGCAGTGAATGCGGCCATTGCCCGATTAGTGTCGTAATCGTATTTCTCGGCCAGCGCCTGTTCCGAAAGGAAATCGGTATAGGCAGGTTGTGCCGGTAGTTTGGGCGTTACACGCAATTCCTCCGGAAGTTCGCCGCGTTGTATGGCCAGCGCCTGCTGTTCCAGCTCGCGCTGGCGCTTACGCGCAATACGGCGCGCAGCAAACTGGGCGTTAGTCTGGCGAGGTTTTGCCGGGTCTGTAGCTTTCTCATCAGCATCCAGAACGATGTCAAAACCCTGCGCCTCATGCTGTTCACCGCCGCCGGTTTCCTGATGCTCTGGCGTGCCGGTTTCGGTGATTTCAGTTTCGGGCAGGGTTGATTCTTCAGTTTCCTGAATGGTGGTGGTGTCGGTCATGGTTTTCTCTCTTACTGAGGTTGGGTCTCGCCGTCTGGCGGAAGGCTCGCACCGTTGCCGGTGGGGATGTTTTGCTGTTGCTGGTTAGCAACGTCATGCATCAGCTTCAGCGCCTCGATCACCGCGTTGCGATCAATATTTCTGGCCTGAGCCAGCTTATAAATCGTGTCCGCCTGCGCGCGCTGCGCGTCCTGCTGTGCAGTAAATGCCTTAATTTCGGTCTGCGCCGTCTCGTTCTGCGCTTTGGCTTGTTCAGCCTGCGCGGCTACCATCTGCGCCTGAGCCAGCACCATGTTCGGATCCTGCTGACCCTGCCGCTGTGACTGCGCCTCCTGCAACCAGTTCTGTTCCTCCTGCGTCTCAGGTCGTTTAAGCCCCTGAGTGACAAGTTGTTTAGTGGCAAACTCGCGGGTGATTTCCGTCCCTTTGCCATCCAACATCATCAGGTATTGCAACATGAGAACGTTCCACGCCGGATGTTCCGCCGGGATGGTGGTGAGCAATTCTTTGATTTCGGCGCGCCCGGCATCGCGCATGCTCTGGAATGACGGTCCGACATCGGTGTAACACTCATAGCGCCCGCGGATATCGTTTAGCACGACAACACGCCCGGTTTGATAGTCAACGGCCTGCGACAACGTCTGCATAGTCCGCTCGCTGTTATCTTCACCTGTCACGGTGATTTCGCGCGGTACGTCATACACGTCATTAATCATCGACTGATAAATTTCGCCGTCGCGCCTGATAGCCGTTGCCAGATTATCGAGGAAGACGAACGTCTCCATGTCCGCGCGCTGGTTCAGCTGGTTTACTGTTTCAAAAGCCACTTGATTGCCGTCCACGGCAGCGGCACCGACGCCGGTGTCCGCGACCTCGCGAACCGATGCGGTTGCGGCCTCCAGCAGCAAAGCGTTTGCCTGGGGGATTTCCGGGTTATCCAGATAGCCAATCGGCTGCGCTGGTAAATCAGCTCCGCCGTCGTCTTTTCTGTTCTGCAGATAGTAGGGGTAATCATTTTCCCCCGTGTACATGTACTCATAACCCTCGATCTGCTCCGGCCAGAAAATAGGTTTTTTCTGGGGCGTGCGGCCAACGATGTCAGCATTAAACGACATGATCATATTGCGCAGGCGCTGGCCGTCTTTTGTCAGCCGGACAATGCCCTCGAATACTTCCCTGTCTTCAACAAAACCCCACTCGCCATACACCGGCACAATCGGCAGATGTTCACCGGCAATCAGCTGGCGATTTTTGAGAATGCCAGTATTGGATAGGATGGTTTTGTAAACCCTGCGTCGCGTCACCTGACGTTCAGCGATTTTTTCCATCCCGCGATCCGCCAGTTCGTCGATCACGTCCCGGATATCGCGTTTGTAATAGCTGACCGGCTCGCCCGTAATGGGATCCTGATAAATAAAAACGGTCTCTTTTTTCTCCTCGACCTCGTAATACTCACCGATGAATAGGGTGTTATCCGTTTGCCAGTCAAATACGGTCGACGTTTCAGAACGGAACGTTGGCAGCTCGTCCTCATCGAGTCCGTATTTTTCGGCGAACGATTTCCAGCCAGATTTTGTCAGCGCGCTGATTAACGTGACGTGGCGCGCGTCCGACTTGTCTATTTCTTTAGCGTTGGCATCCCAGATAACGTGGGTGCAAGCACTGTGGATGGCACGCCGGCGGATAACCTGATTATTGCTGGTGGGATCATTGTCCTCATGTTCAGTGACAAGCCGCCAGGCACCAACCCCGCCCTCTATCTGCTCTCTGACAGCAACATTAACGGCATTGCGCGCCGAGTTATGGCGCATGTCAGTGCGATACAGCCCCATCAGTGTGTCAGCTGTATCCGGGCTGGCGCCATCCTTTGGTCTGTATTTCACGTCGATCGGGTTCCGGCGCATTTCTGCCACCAGTTTTCGCACAACGGGGCGAACAACGTCGAATTGCCCGCGGTACTGCAGCGTTGTGAACTGATTCAGCCAGTCGTCCCAGTGGGAGACGCGGGAGAAAAACAAATCATTTTTGGCTTCTTTCCGTGCGTCCTCACCTGCGGCCCAGTCGTCATCAAACTGCCGGAGAATGCTCTCCAGCCGCTCGTTTTTATCACTCATTCGTTATCTGCCTCGGGCTATCGGTCGGATCGGCGGGGGCGCTCGTCGCTGTTTGGGTTTTCGGATATCTCGCAGGGTGCGTGCGAACCGGCGCATCATGTAGGCATAACGCACGGCCGAAATCACATCGTCGTTCAGTTTGACGATTTTTCCGTTCTCGTCCCGGTGGTAGAGCCGGAATTCCTCGAAAAATGGCTCACAGGTATTGAATACACGGAATCGCGCCTCCAGCATCAGATCGCGCAGTTCTGCCACGCCGGGTTCTACCGCGTTGCCACCGTCTGGCCATGTCGCATGGTGGGGCAGCATCAGGAAACCCGCGTCAGCGTATTTGGCGCGCAGCTCCTCTCCGCCGCCCTTCTCATGCTGATAGCCATCGTGCGGCCACGCGGTCGGGATCCCCTGGCTCCAGGCCTTCACCGCCCCCCATGCCTGCACAGCCGTTTGTTCTTTTTTCTTCCAGACACGCGCCAGATAAATAACGTCTTCGTCTTTATCCCACCAGAGCTGCACATGTGCCTGCGGGTGATCCCAGCCAAAATCCTGCCCGTTGAGAACATAAAAATGCTCCGGGCATTCGAACGGCTGGCATTTGATCGTCTCTTCGGTTATCTGGAATATGCGTCCGCTGCCCATCGTCGGAATGCCGCGGGCACGTGCCTCACGCTCATGCTCCGGATAGGATGCAATGATGCGTTCACGCTGTTCCTCGTTGTAGTGGTCAGCGTCATAAATCGTCATGGTGACGACTTTCTGAGCCGGGCTGGGATTTTTCAGGAATTTAGTGACGACATCCGACATCCCCATCAATGGGGTAAACGTCAGGATCGAATACTGCCCATATTTGTTGGTGCGTGTCAGTCCCTCAGAATAAATCGCATAGGGCGGCTCCTCATCGAACCAGACGCCGTGAACCGTATCAGCCTGCCAGCGTGCGCGGCCCTGAGAATAGGGTTTGAAATAGACCAGGCTCGCGCCGTCCTCAGCCCCCGCCGTGTTGTGGTGTTTTACCAGTACGCGGTCAACGAGGCCGGGAAAAAAAGGCGATTTAACGTAGCTGATAATGTCGTCTTTGGGGATCATCCCAAACCCTGGCGGATTACCCTCATCGATGCGGCCACAGAGAATGCGCTGCGTCGATTTTGTCACGGTCTCATTGGTTTCGCCGCCCACCCAGAAAACGACAGGCTCACTGAACCGGCGGCCGCACCACTCTCCCTGATACGCGCCATCAGCAGGGTATGCTGCAGTGCCGGGATAGCGACCGGTGAGATGGAATGCCACCTCCGCGCCACCGGTAAAAGTTTTGCCAAGCTGGTTACCGGCCATGAAACAGCGCTCCGTGAACTCCGCGCCAGCGTCCAGAAATTCGCGCTGCTTGCCGTATGGCGAATACTCGAATAGCTGGTGGGTT